TGGGAGAACCGCGAAGAGGGCGATGAAGCCGTGTTAGACGCAATGCGCGAGACAAGTAGGCGCATGACCGACATCTTTGGAGATCGTTGGTATGCGGAGCTTCAATGGAACAACATTAAGGAACAGCATCAACTGAATCAATATATTATTCAGGCTGCACAAGAGTTTGGCATTGGACTGATATCAACAGCCGATAGCCATTACCCCAACCCTGACGCTTGGAAGGACAGAGAGCTTTACAAGCGTCTTGGTTGGCTTGGCAAGGGAACACCAAAGTGGGCAGACAGTACAGATCTGCCTGCGGGTGTAGAAGAGATCGGCTATGAACTGTATCCCAAGAACGGCAATCAAATGTGGGATTCCTATAAACAATACTCTGAAGAGTACGATTACGATGACGAGTTGGTTTTAAATTCTATTACAGAAACATATCGAATCGCTCATGAGCGCATTGATACGTTCTTGCCTGATAACACAGTGCGGTTGCCCGATTTCGTGGTACCAGCAGGGATGACGGCTACCAACGCGTTGGTAAAGCTTTCTATGGATGGCCTGAAGGAGTTAGGCTTCCTTTATAATAACGAGTATCTTAGTCGTTTAAAGCGCGAACTCAAGGTTATTGATGATCGAGGGTTTTCTAAGTATTTTCTTACAATGAAGGCGATCTCTGATCGTGCTCTGAGTTCAATGCTTACTAGTCCTGGTCGTGGATCTGCCGCTGGATCTTTGGTTGCTTACGCATTGAGTATTACACAGATCGATCCTATTAAATACGATTTGCTGTTCTCTCGGTTCCTCCGAGCAGATGCAACAGATTATCCAGACATCGATTATGACGTAGCGGATCCGATGGCGCTGAAGGAAGCGCTGATTGAAGAGTGGGGCGAGGATACCGTTGCGCCCATCTCTAACTGGAACACGCTGCAGCTTCGCTCTTTGATTAAAGACATCTCAAAGCTGTATGGCATTCCTTTTATGGAAGTTAATACTGTTACAAGCAAGATGATTTTCGAGGCCACGCCTGAAGCAAAACGCCGCCATGGTATTAAATCGGGCGTATACGCACCGACGTGGGAAGAGGTTATGGAGTTTAGTTCTTCCCTTCAAGAGTTTTTGAGAACATATCCAGAGGTTAAGACTCATGTTGAGGCATTAGTGGGACAGGTTCGTTCTTGCTCACGCCACGCTGGTGGTGTGGTGGTTGCGGAGAACCTAGATAGGTATATGCCGCTGATTAACTCTGGTGGTGTGCGACAGACTCCCTGGAGTGAGGGACAGAACGTTCGGCACTTGGAGCCNATGGGATTCATTAAGTTCGATATCTTGGGGCTCTCTACACTTAAGATGATTGAGGAGTGCATCCGTCATATCTTGAAGCGTCATCACGACATCGCAGAGCCTACGTTTGAAGATGTGAAGGCATATTATAATAACAACCTGCATCCAGATGTTATTAACTTGGATGATCAGAAGGTATATGAAGACATCTTCCACGCAGGGAAGTGGGCTGGCATCTTCCAGTTCACAGAGCCAGGATCGCAGAAGTTCTGTAAGAGAGTAAAGCCGAGGAATATTATTGATATCTCCGCTGTTACTTCCATCTTCCGTCCTGGGCCGCTAGCGGCTAATGTACACGATGACTTTATGGAAGCACGAGAGCATCCACATCGTATCTCATATCTTACGGATGAGGTACGAGAGATTACGGAGGAAACTTATGGTTTCTTGATCTTCCAGGAACAGATCGCCAAGATCGCTCACACGCTGGGCAAGGATCTGTCTTTGGACGAGGGAAATAAACTACGCAAGCTTTTAACTAAGAAAGGAACAGGAAAGGGAAATGATGCAAAGAGAAAGATTTACAACAAGTTCATCGCAGGATGCGAAGAAAAAGGAATTAGCAAGGATAGCGCGCAAACTTTATGGAATAACTTTGAATACTTTTCAGGCTACGGTTTTAATAAGTCTCATGCTGTTTCCTATAGTGTGTTGTCTTATCAGTGCGCTTTCCTATTTGCATATTATCCCGTAGAGTGGCTAGCTGCGTTCTTGGATAAGGAACCAGAGAGTAGAAAAGAAAAAGCAATCAATATTGCAAAGAAATACGGATACAATATTGAGCCGCTGGATATCAACAAGTCAGGTGTCATCTGGGAAATCAGTGAGGACGGCAAAACGTTGATTCAGCCGCTCACCTCGATTAAGGGATTGGGCATGGCAGCGATTGATCAGATTCTAAATAATCGCCCGTTTGAAAACGCAGAAGATTTACTTTTTAAAGAAGAGGTAGCATACAACAAACTAAACAAAAAGGCATTAGATGCCCTTTGTCGAGGCGGAGCATTGGATGGCCTGATTGATGATAGATTCACTGGCATGAAGCACTTCTGGTCAGCTTGTATCGTAGAGCGCCCAAAAAGCACAAAGAAGCTAGCCGAGAATATGGAACTGTATCGCCCCGAGGGACATTTTACAGAGGAAGAGATTATTCAGTTTAGGACAGATCTTACGGGTGTTTTTCCGTTGAACCTTGTGGTCAATGACGCATTGATGCAAACCCTAACCAGCAGTAGTGTTCCGCCTATTTCAGAATTTGATAGCTTATTGAGTGTTTGCTGGTTTATTCCACGCAAGATTGTACCGAAGAAGACAAAGAACGGTAAAGACTATTGGATTGTAGAAGTTATCGATAGCAACAATGAACAAACAAGGATTCGTTGTTGGGGCGTCAAGCCAGAGAAGGATAAGATTTCACTCAATAAGCCATATATGGCGAAGTTGAAGTATGATGAACAATGGGGCTTTTCCACATATGCGATTGGAAGAACATTTAAATTATTAGGATAAAATAAAAATGAATATTATTAAGTACTTTAGTCCACTTTTAAAAGATCAAGAGTTAGTGGAAGGCTTGCCTATTGTTATTCGTGTGAGAAAGTTCAATGACGATTCTGCTAATGAATTCTCCAAGCAGATGAGCAACGCACAAAACACAGGACAGCCAGTGGTTCCGATTATAATTGATAGCTATGGTGGCCAAGTGTATTCATTGATGTCTATGATATCAGATATTAAACACTCTAAAATACCAGTTGCAACTATTGTACAAGGCAAAGCGATGTCTTGCGGTGCTGTACTTGCAAGTTTTGGAGCCGAGGGCAAAAGATATATGGATCCTGATGCGACCGTAATGATACATGATGTGAGTTCAATGATGGAAGGAAAAATTGAAGAGCTTAAAGCAGATGCTAAAGAAGCTGACAGATTAAACAAAAAGATTTTTCATATGATGGCTGAGAACTGCGGAAAAAATGAAGATCATTTTTTAGATATTATTCATCAGAGAGGGCATGCTGATTGGTACTTGGCACCACACGAGTGCAGGCGCCATAACTTAGTTAATCATTTGCATGTACCAACCTTAAACATTAACGTTAAAGTTGATTTTAAGTTCGAATAACACTTGACACAGACACTTTAGTCTGATATATTAATAATACACAAAGGAGGCATAATGGCCACAACAAACAAGGAAAAAGATCGTTATATCTTGGAATATGTTCGATCACTAAATGCCATCGAAGAAGCGATGGAACCATACAAGGAGCAGAAGAGGGAACTTCGTAAGGAGTTTCGTAACAATGGGTGGTTGTCCACCGACGAGATTCGCACTGCTGTTAAGGCATATCGTTTTATGAAGAGCGAATTGAACGTTGATGAATTCTATGATGCTTATAATCTCATTCTGAACAAGAAGAGGAATACCAATGCTGCTTGAGTATGCATTGACGCATCCAACCGCTAACGAGCCAGCCCGCGCCAATCCATCGGATGCCGGGTTGGACGTGCGGTACTCACCCCCACCCAGTGAGTTGCATAAGGCAACGTCTATCGCACCGGGAGAAAGTAAGATTCTCTCTACTGGTTTACGATTCGGAGTCCCGCATGGCTATATGTTGGAAGTAAAGAATCGTTCTAGTGTGGCGGCAAAGCGTAGTTTACTGGTGGGGGCGTGTGTTATCGATTCAGGTTATGATGGAGAGGTGTTTATCAATCTTCATAACGTAGGAAACACAACACAGACTATTGAAGCGGGTACAAAGATCGCACAAGTTGTGATGGTGCCTGTGGTCCACTTTAGAGCCATCAGGCGAAGAGACGGCGAATTATATGAATACCCAATTACAATGAGCGCTAGAGGCGATGGCGCGTTAGGGAGTACAGATGGATAAAAATACTAATTGGGATGAAATGGAGAGACAGGCCGAAATGATTGTTGAGATTGGTCGTGCTATATTAGCCGAGCCTTTATCAGAGGAATTGCAGTCTGCGGCACCAACAACAAACGAGGTCTTCTTGACTCAGAAGGATTGTATTCCCTTCGGATATGCAGACCCCCTAATTCCATCAGACATGTCAACGTGCGGCACAAAAACAGCGCACGGGGTACGAGAACAGGAGGAGTTGTTTTGTCTTCATTGCGCATCTATTTTCCCTGCCGTTCAATTGAAGATTGATCATCTTGGCAATCGGTGCGGTTGTGGTTCTAAGGCTCATCCGGAGTGTACTGGCGCTGGCTTTGGGGTTGACTTACATAACCCTACTAGTGAATTTTCTATAGGGACTATGCACGGCTGGCAAGTTACACCAGACCTTGCGCGCCGGATGGGTTACTTGGGCCACCCTGACGAGAGAAAGGAGACACAATGAATAAAACAACACAAAAAACATTATTTAGCTCTAAAACAGGAGAGTGGGAAACCCCACAAGACTTTTTTAATAAACTTGATTGGAGATTTGGAAAGTTTACTTTGGATCCGTGTGCCACCAATGATAACCACAAGACGAAGAAGCACTATACCATTGATGATAATGGTCTGGCACAAGATTGGGGAGGGGAAACTGTTTTTGTTAATCCTCCGTATCGTAATCTTTCAGAGTGGGTTGAGAAGGCGTATAAAGAAAGCCAAAAACCAGGCACAAAGGTTGTAATGCTTATCCCATCAAGGACCGATACAAAGTATTGGCACAAATACGTAATGAAAGCGTCAGAGATTCATTTTATAAAAGGTCGTCTAAAGTTTGGCGACTCCAAGAATTCTGCTCCTTTTCCTTCTGCGGTGATTGTATTTGGTTCGGGCCCCTCCTATATTAGGCACTTATATCCTTCGGTTTACACGATGGAGCGACAATGAACAGAAAACAACGCCGTGCTATGGAAAAAGCTTCTGATGCTGAAAAATCCCTGTCCAACAAAGTTACTTTGTTTGGGCTTTTGCCAGACAAATGTAACGCTTGCCAAAAGGCCTTTGATAAAAAGAATAAGGAAATGGTTATGTCGTGGTCTGTCGTTGTACACCAAGAGGCAGAAAAGGTTAGACTATTTTGTCCGGAATGTATTAATAAAACAAAGGAGATAATGAATGAGCATAGATAGGCTTAATAAGACAGCACTACAGAAGATCTTGTCTGGTCATGTAAGAGAGGAGGCAACTTGTGTTGTTAAATTTTATTCTAATGGCTGTCCCTACTGTCATAGGCTGAGTGCTTCGTACAAAGAATTAGCGGAATCAGAAAGTTATTCAGATTTGCATTTTTTTGCTTTTAATATTACTGATTATCCCGAGGCGGAAAAAATCATAGGATTTAATGGGGTTCCAACTATAACCTTAATTAAAGTGGGAGGCANCAAGCCAAAGATCAGAGTATTGCAGGATCCTACAACTCCCAATAAAGATACATGGTATCACATAAATGACATTAATACGTTCATCGCGAAGGAGAGAGAATGAAAGAAGTTTTATCATATGATGATGTTTTATTAGTGCCNCAATATTCAGATATTCGCACGCGCACAGAAGTAGATATATCATCCAATTTAGGAAAAGGCGTAGNATTGCAGCTACCAATCATTTCTTCGCCCATGGACACGATATCGGAAAATAATATGGCGGTGGCGATGACTTCATATGGCGGTGCAGCAATAATCCATCGCTATAATACAATTGAGGAGCAAGTTAAACTAGCCATGGGGGTCTGTAATTTTATTGGTTTAAACTTTATGTCGCGACTAGAAAATAACGTCGGAGCAGCCATCGGCATCACGGGCGATTATCTTGAAAGAGCACATGAGCTATTAGATACCGGTGTTGACTTTTTGTGTGTTGATGTCGCCCATGGCCACCACATTGTTATGAAAGAAGCGCTGCAGTCGCTAAGAAAGATGTGTTCTGATAACTTTCATATTATGGCAGGCAATGTAGCTACGCTTCAAGGCATTAATGATCTAGCTGACTGGGGAGCCGACAGTGTTCGTTGTAATATTGGAGGAGGCTCTATTTGTTCTACACGTATTCAAACAGGACACGGAATGCCAGGACTCCAAACTATTATGGAGTGCGCAAAAACAGATAGGGATGTGGCTATTATTGCTGATGGCGGCATTAGAAACTCAGGTGATATCGTAAAGGCTCTGGCTGCAGGCGCCCACGCTGTGATGTGTGGATCCTTGTTGTCGGGTACTGACGAGACGCCAGGAAAAATCCTTGAAGATTCTGATGGTTTATATTGGAAATCATATCGAGGGATGGCTAGCAAAGAGGCCCAACTCATCTGGCGCGGCAAATATAGTTCTTTCGAGGGGGTTACTGCTAGAGTTCCTTATCGTGGTTCTGTTAAAATTGTATTGGAAGATTTGGAAAGGGGGATTCGTTCCGGACTGTCCTATAGCGGATGCCGATCTATTGACGAGTTGCACGCTAGGGCACAGTTTGTTCAACAAACTCATTCTGGTTTATCAGAGAGTCATACACACATTAAGACGAGAGAGTGGTGATGTCTTCTGAAATTGATTACGGAAATCTAACGAAAAGAATAATCTTTACAGATAATGATCATCGTCAGGCGAAGCTTTTAGTGAGACTAAAACAAGATGGATTGACGCAGTCGGCTTTCTTTCGTCATATAGTGACAGGGTATATTAGTGGGGATGAGCGTATTCAAAACTATATTGATGAAGTAAAATCACAAGCTAAAACACGCAAAGCTAAAACCAAAAAACTAAGAAAAGAAGGTAAAGAAATACTTAAGGATTTTGCTCTTACTACGGGCGAAGTGGAAAACATATTTGATTTGATTGAAGAGGAGTATCCAGAATTATGACAGGAAATCGCTTATTGGGGTGCTCGAAATATTGTTTAAAAAATGATATATCATGTCCCCTTACTGAATGTCGTCTTTGGATAGATTACGACAAAGAACACAATTGCTCTCTAATTTCTATATATGAGAACGGAAGAATGACACTTAGAGAAGTGGCAGAACGTCTAGGAATCTCTTTTGCCAGAGTTAAGCAAATAGAAACTAAAGCTTTAAATAAATTAAAAAAACGCGTATCTTTATCGAGTTTGCTTTTTTAAGGTGTTTATTGAAATATATAACTATTTACATTTGAGTTTTGTATATTTAAGGAGAAATCTAATGGCTCGTAAGACACTTTTGACCGAATCTGAGATTCGCCGCTTTATGAAGTTGGCCAATGTGGGCCCTATAGGCGCTGGACGCCTACAGGAAATGTATCCACCTGCGCAACGCGACGATGAGGTGATGGGCGACGAAGAAATGGGGATGGATGTTGAAGCCGCTCCCGAAGAAGAGCCTTTGGGTGACGAAGAAATGGGCCTGGAAGACGAAGAAATGGGCTTGGAAGACGAAGAGGGCCTGGAAGGCCTGGAAGACGAAGGAGCCGAAGAGCTAGCCCCTGACGCTGTTGCTGCTGTTGAAGATGCACTAGAAACCATGCTTGATGCTATGGGAGGTGCTCTTGAGCCATATGGTGTTGTAATGGATGCCGAGCGCACAGAAGGCGACGAAGAAGAAATGGAAGGGGAAATGGATCTGGGTGGCGAGCCGCCCATAGAGGTACCAGAAGAGCCCATACCAGGCGAAGAAGAAGAGGGCGCCATGGCACCTTCCCCAGAAATGGGTGAAGAAGAAATGGTAGCCGAAGTGGCGCGCCGTGTTGCTGCTCGTTTAATGAAAGAATCTCGTAAAGAGAAGATGGCGGAACAGCTAACAGAAAGAATTTTTAAAAGATTATTGAGTAAGTAATAGACAAAAATATTCTAGGATGTTATAATAACCACTGGTAGAAATACTAGTGGTTTTTTTAGAGGTGTTACATGGAATGGATTTTATTTATTCTTGTTTTTATTTTTGGATATGTGACGTGTAGAACATTTTATTTTGTTAAGGTGCTTCGAACAAGCGCGGGAATGGTAAGATGCGCTCAATTAATTAGTTTAGCAATTTTAGCCAAATCAATGGAACATTATATTTTTGCTCAAACAAAAAAAGCTATAGCTTTAAGAGAGTCTGGCGAGAGCGAACANAACGTTGGTGTGCATCAATTTGCATATGACGATGAAATCAGAAAATACAAAGAGCGTTCCATTAAAAATATAATTGATTATCATCCTGAACTATTCAAAACTATTCTTCATTTTCACGACTGGAAATCTGGAATGGAGTTTCTAGAACAACATCATGACTTAGCACAAAGCTTTTTTACAGAGAAATAGAATGATAAAAGAAATTATTAAAAATATTATAAGTGAGCTTTTCACTAAGAAAGAGAGGCGCCAGGATCCACAAAAGGATCCTGATTTACGTAGCATTGGAATCTTCTCAGATATTCAGGAAGAGGGATTAGCAGAACTAGCGCATGCCCTCATGTATTTAAACGAGACCAACAAGAACAAAAAGCAACAAAACAAAGAGCCCATTAAGTTTTATTTATCGACATATGGCGGTTCGGCCGATGATATGTTTGCTCTGTATGATTTGATGAATGATGTTCAAAAAGAAACGGAGATTCATACTATTGGCTTGGGCAAGGTGATGTCGGCGGGTGTTTTACTTTTAGCGTCCGGAACGAAAGGGAAGCGTAAGATTGCAAAAAACTGTCGCCTAATGATCCATTCAGTTTCTGCTGGTAATCAGGGAAATATTCATGACCTTGTAAATGAATTGGGCGCCATCGAGAGTTTGCAAAAAACGTACATTAATTGTTTGGCAATTGAAACAAAAATGACAAAATCTCAACTTAAAAAAATGTTAAAACGTAAGGTAAATATCTATTTATCTGCAGAGCAAGCAATCGAGTTAGGGATCGCTGACGAAATATTATGAGGAAAACATATGTCTGAACTATCTGAGATTTTAAAGAACGAGTATAAAAAGAAAGAAGAGAAGAAGCCGATTGACTTTTCTATGTTAATGGAAATGGTTGAGCAGTTGTATGATGCGATTGAGCCCGAAGTAATGGGGACGGCAAAGCCCAAACAAGATACTCTCTTTGAAAAACAAATGAGACAAGCTGTTAATGTAATTGAACAGAACATGAAAAACATCTTGGACTTTTTGCCAAAGATTGAGATCAGTGAAGCATGGGGTCAAAAAGATTCAGACGAGGCCAGCGCTCGTCAACAATTTGAAATGTACATGAACAAGATTCGCGGTAACACTGTTAAAGGTAAACTACGTTATATTAATGGCTTTATTCAAGAGTCGATTGGCGATAAGTCTTTCAAAACAGAGGAAATACTAGCCAACCTGATGTTTTTAGATTTGCTTTCCACAGTTGTTAATAACTTTTCTCCCTCTGGGGCTGGCTTTTTGTTTGAGGCATTTATGGCAGGGCTTTTACGAGGAACACAGAGCGTTGAAAAGGCCAGCGGCGAACTTCAAATTGATGATTTGATTGATGCCGAGGGGAAGCCTATATCACTTAAACTTCTAGTTCCCACTACACCGGTAAAAGGAAGCATTAAAAATCTAATTGGCTTTTTGGCGAATAACCCAGACGGCATTAACTATCTTTGCGTTTATAAGTACGGCAAAGGTGAGACTAGCGCGCTGGGGTTTTATGAATTTCAGATTACGCCGCAAAATATATATTTCTGGCTAGCGAAAGATTTCGGCAAGAGCGTGAGCTTAAAAGAGGGACTCACGAAAAATGAAAAGATACAACGACAAACACAAGACATGGTTAATAAATCTCTCGCCAAGACAACAACACAGATTCCTCGTTTAAGGTGGGTGGAAAGAGACAAGGATGCAATCATTTCAATGATGGTGTCGTCCGATGCACAAAAAGCTTTTGTTCTGGCAACACAGGCATCTGAGGAATTCAGGATTCCCTTGGCAAATTTTATTGATCGAGCCCGCATCGATACAACAGCAGAAGAATTGGCGCAGTTAGAAGCCGAAGAGATTCATTCAATCATTAAAGCACGACGAGACCTTTTTAAATATTTGCAGGTTAACCTGCCCTCCGATCATCCTCTGGGGTTTTTCAGGGGAACGAAAAAGTTCGCCTCAGATCCAATGTCTATGATGACTTTTAGAGCGGATCAACGCACTAAGCGTGGCAAGGAACGCCCCCAATGGTCACTTGAAGACTTAAACAATCTTTATAAAGAAGATCCTCGCGCATGGGCAAACGTGCTTTTAGATGCGGCCGGCCTACATCACAGGTTGGAGGAAGGTGTGTTGAACGAATCAAAAGAATCGCAGTTTGAGATATCTTCCGATCTTGTAACTAAAACAGGACTCCCAGAAATATATCAACGTGATTATTTGGGCAATATTAAAATCGATAGAAAAGTGGTCGAGAAAACGGGACAGGAATATACAAAGAAACTTACAGGAGGGGTGGTAGCTATTTTTGAACAGCTTAATTTGGTTACTAGTGGAATCACTGGATACTTTTTAAGCTCAAAACAAAAAGATCGATTTAGCAAAGGACAGCAAGCAGAGGGAGCTTCGCTTAAACTGGTATCAATTATTCAAGATCCCGAAATAGGAATTAAGAAATAACTTGACAGACAACCAAAAAGATATTATAATATTAATAGAGGTGATTATTGACCAGAGATTATAATAGAGAACAAACTTTACAACAGAAAATTATGAAGGGAGTAAATATCCTTACCGACAACGTAGCTTCTACATTGGGCCCCAAGGGGCGTAACGTACTCTTACAAGAAAAAGGAAAGACTCCATTTATTACAAAGGACGGTGTAACCGTAGCACATTTTGTTGAGTTGGAAGATCCATTTGAAAATGCTGGAGTACAGATTATTAAACAGGCCGCAATTGAAACCAACAATACGGCTGGAGATGGCACAACAACATCTACTGTGTTGGCGAGAGCAATCCTAAGAGAAGCACAAAAGTATGTTGCCTCTGGTGTCTCGCCTTATGATTTACAGAGAGGAATAGAACTTGCAACTAAAGAAATTACAACAAAGCTTGAAGATTTGGCAAAGCCAGTTAAAAGTACAGAAGATATTGAGCACATTGCAACCATTTCTGCAAATAATGATGAATCAATCGGAAAACTTATCGCTCTTGCTGTGGATCGTGTGGGTCAAGATGGATCCATTACTATTGAAGAGTCGAGATCTTTGGAGACTTCATTAGATGTCACGGAGGGTTTCCGATTCACTTCTGGCTATTGTGCTAATGCTTTTATCACTGATGAGCGTCGTGCTACTATGCACCACGATGATCCGTTACTTTTGGTAACAGATTATAAGATTGATGCTGTTGAACAAATATTACCTATTTTAGAAATGGTAGCGAGGGAGGCGCGCCCACTAGTAGTGGTAGCAGAGGATATTGAAGGGCAGGCACTGGCAGCTATGATTATGAATGCCATACGTGGAACCATTAAAGTTGCCGCAATCAAGGCGCCACTATACGGCGAAGAACGAAGAAATATGTTAGCCGATCTGGCTCTTTCTACAGGCGCAACTTTTATCACACGCGAAAAAGGTTTAAAACTTAAAGATGCATTAATGATTCATCTGGGAAGTGCAAAATTTATTGAGAGTAATAAGTATAATACAACCATCGTGGGGGGCAGGTGTGATTTCGAGAAAGTTGAACAAAAGATAGGAACTCTTAAGAATTTGATTGAAGATACTGAATCTTTACAAGAATGCAAAAAAATACAGGAAAGGATTGTGCGCTTAGCGTCCGGTGTGGCAGTTATCAAAGTGGGGGGCAGTACTGAAGTTGAGATGACAGAAAAGAAGCACAGGATTGAAGATGCGCTTGAGGCAGTTAAATCTGCACAAGAAGAAGGAATTGTAGTTGGTGGCGGATGTGCATTATTGCGCGCAACTAATACATTGGTCGTTGAGACTAAAAGCCATGATGAGGCTATTGGAGCGGCTATTGTACAAGCGGCATGCAAAGAGCCTATTCGTCAAATGGCATTAAATGCAGGAGAATCACCAGATTTAATTATCCATGAAATATTAAAATCAGAAGACAATCACGGATGGGATTTTAAATCTGGATGTCTGACAGATTTGTTTAAACAAGGCATCGTTGATCCTGTAAAAGTTACCAGAGTGGCGTTACAAAATGCTGCAAGTTGTGCGGGAACTTTGATCACTACCAACTATGGTATTATACAAACAGGATGAAAAAATGAAAAAAGGAGATTTATGTTATATTCCTCAAGATGTTACATTGCTTAATCAGCGTGAAAGTGCGCCATCAGGATATATTAAGACTTTGAAGCCGCAAGCTGCGGTGGTTATCGACAATATGGCAGATGCTTGGATAAAGGTGTTTTTCCAAGGAAGAGAATGGTATGTGGCAAGGAGAGAGGTATACCCAGTTGAGGAAGAAAAATGTCAATTGTGAAACTGGTTGAGGTAGTAAGAGAGCTAAATATTTTGGAACATAAAGATTATAAGCTGAGAGAAGTTTATATCAATCCAGAACATGTTGTTATAATGAAAGAAGATTTTCATATGACAAGGCTATTACAAGAACAGCGATTGCCAGATGATTTAGATTCTCGGCAACAATTTACTAGAATAATGATGCAGCGTGGTAGTTCTGGCACTGAAGTTGTTGTTGTGGGAAATCCAGATCTTGTACAAGAGAAATTATTTAAAAATACAAAAGAACTTTTGAGAGGCTGACATGGGGAAACGAGTCAATATTCAATATTCTATTAACTTAGATGATCTGCCAAAAAAAATATTAGAAATGGTAGCGGAAACATATATTCGTTTAGAAGAAAGTGTAAAAACGTTAGAAAAAGTATCAACAAAAAATGAGGAATCTATTTTAACTCTTGAAGTTATTGATAATGTTTCTAATTGTCGTGACAAATTAATTGACGTGGACGTTGCTTTGGGCGATATATCTAATCTTATATCAAGCTACGTTAACTTTAAATCGCAAGAAAATGACCCACAACCTGAACAATCACAGAATCTCACAGCACCCGATGCACAGAGGCTACAAGATCTTATTACTAATTTTAAAGATTCAATGAATTCAGATGAAGTCACCGATTAAAGAAAATATTAATAACTTCAAGTGTCTTTCCGTCTTAAAAGAGCTAATCCCAAAAGGGAGTGTTGTTAACTCTTTTTTGTTTTTTTCTGGAAACTTAGAGCTTAACTTGGCTGAGAGCGAACGTTTTGTTATAGCCCATACCAACAAGTACGTTATATATGAGTTTTGGAAATGTGCGTTAGAAGATCCTTGCAGAATTGCAGATTTGTCTGAGACACTTTTTCCGGTTGGTGATGAAAAAATGTTCCACATCCTGCAAGAAAGATGGCCAGAATATAAAGATCATTTTACTCGTTCGGCTTTATTCTTTTTGCTTAATAGGTGTTCGGATAGCGGGTGGATTTCAGCAGGACATTTAGAAGATAAGAATTTTAATCCGTTAGCTTTCTCTTACTTAAAGAAATTTTCTCCTAAAAATTTTTTCCTTGTATTGGATGACGCAAAAGATTTAAATGAGACAATAGAGAAAAACAACCAAGAAGGAGATTTTTTGTTTTTTCCAATTGGAAAATTTAACTATAACTTCTTTGAACATGGCAAAAGCAAAGGATATGAAATGACAACGATATACCATAAAAGACTTTACGAGGCTCTACAAAATATAGAAGATAAATGGATTGTTTTATATAAAAACCACCCAGGTGTGCATAAGTTATATCAAGATTACAATATTATCATGCTTAATAAATATGGTCGAACAACTAAAGAAAAAGGTAGTTGTGAGGAAGTAGTAATTGCCAACTTCTAAAATATTATTAGCTTGTTTGTTGTTTACTACCGGACAATTGTTTGGATGGTTCCATCTAAACTCTCAGTTCGTGTGGGAGTGGTGGGAGAATCGTCCTCTTTTACCTATTTTTGTTTTTACTTTGCCAGCTTCTTTATGTTTTTGGTATGGAATGCAGATAGCCTATGCGGAAATGGGAGAGATTTGGGGCCCAAGGTTTTTAATCTTTGCATTATCCTATTTAACTTTTCCACTGCTGACGTGGCACTTCCTAGGTGAAAGTATGTTTACTGCAAAAACAATGACATGCGTATTTTTAGCGTTCATAATTGCCTCCATCCAACTGTTCTGGAGATGAAATAGAAAATAACTAACTATTTATATTGTTGGAGTATAATTTAAATGGATATTGCTACTGGAACGTGGTTTAAATACCTTCGAGAGGGCGAAAAAAAGCCGAAAAAGCCGAAATGTAAGACACTTCTCACCGAGATTTCCCGAGAGGAACACGAAAAGTTACAAACCTGGATAATGAACCAGGGCGACATCAACCCAGAGTTGGATGATGTCTTTGGTGGACCCGGCAAGATGCGCGTTGCGTTTCCTATGGC